TTGTTCGTGAACAAATTAAAAAGCGTTACGCAAAATAATTAATCCTCTGGAGGTTTTTACAAATGGCTAAACTTGGTGAGCGCGGTAATAAGCTCGGTAATCTGATTAAGTACGAAGAAGGTACTCATATCGGTTACTGCCGCAAGGTTGTATCTGCTACTGAATCAGCAGCTACAGATTATGTGATTGGTACTCTGCTGGGTACTGACGGTACTGATTGGTTTATCTCTGATCCTGTTGCAACTGACGGTTCTGAAGTTCCTGCTGCAATTGTTATCGAAGATATTTCTCTGGAAGCCGCTACCGCTACTGACGTAGTTGTTCTGTATCGTGGTCCTGCTGGCGTTGCTGATGAGTCTTTGGTTCTGGGTGATCATACTCAAGCAGATGCTAACGCAGCAATTGAAGCACTCGGTATCAAAATTATGGAACGTGTGTAAAGCACGTTTCAGCAGAATCTAACAAATAGGAGTTATAGATTACAATGGCTATTACCCGCGATGTATCCAATCTTAATCGCATTATTGATTGGACTCAAGAAATCAATGAAATCCCGAACCAATACGGTTGGGTAAAGAATCAGGGCATCTTCAATGTTCGCCCGACTACCCAGACAGCGATCATCTTCGACAAGAACGAAGCTGAAACTACTCTGCTGCCTCAGGTGCCTCGTGGTTCTCGTGAGACTACTGTAGGTAAAGATCGTAAGGTTGAAACCTTCAGTCTGCCGCTGGCATACTTCAAGCATACCGATTACATCACTCCTGAGGACATTCAGGGTCAGCGTATGCCGGGTACTCCCGACCAGCCTGAGACTCTGGCGAATGTTCGCATGGAGAAGCTGGAAGATATGCGCCGTGCTGTTGACCAGACTCACGAATACATGCAGATTCAAGCACTGAAGGGTATCTCTACGACTCCTGACGGTACTGTTCTGGCCAATATGTTTACCGAGTTTGGTGTAGCACAACCTACCGTAGACTTTGATCTTGGTACTGCTGCTACCAACATCGATGCTAAGATTGCTGAAGTTAAGCGTGGTGTTACTGCTAACCTGAAGTCTGGCGGTAGTATCCAAGGTCTGGACATCATGTGTGGCGAAGGCTTCTTCGACAAGCTGATTGACCACCCGAAGGTTCGTGAGGCATATCTGAACGCTGCTTCCAACGCGCAGTATCAACGTGACATTTCTCAGTATATGCCTTGGGGTGTATCTGATGTGTTCGTTTATCGTGGCGTTCGCTTCTTCACCTATCCGGCTGTGTTCTTGCTGCCTGACGGTACTTCTGAGCAGTCTGTAGCTGATGACGAAGCACACGTTATCCCGCGTGTACGTGATCTGTTCCGTGGCTACGTTGGCCCGAACAACAAACTGGGCGGTGCTAACAACTTCGGTGCTGAGATGTTCGCATTTGAGTACACCGATCCGAAAGATGAGTATCACGAGCTTCAAGTGGAAACAGCCCCGCTGTTCTTCGCAACCAAGCCCGGCGTACTTTACAAGCTGACCACTTCTACCTAAGAATTGGCCAATGGGGGAGCTTCGGCTCCCTCTAGCTTTCTTGAGAGTATTCTGGTGAGTATTCTTTGGAAAGCAATTAGGAGAATAAATAATGCCAGCAGATTTTACAACAGAAAACGGTAAGGTGAGATTCAACATTGGTGATATCGAAGAACCCTATATTCTTTCCGATGTTGTCATTGATGGTCTTCTTGCCAAGTATGCAGCAGAATCCGAAGCATTTCGCATTTGGTCTGCTACAGTAGATGCTCTTTATATCCTGAAAGGCATTGCTGCTAAGAATTCAGAAAGACGTAGGGAACGTGAAGGTTCTGTAGAAGTAGAAGTATACAGCAACCTCACCTACGATTCTATCAGCGATCTTCTCGACTATTACAAAAGCAATCCTCCGATGCCTACTGCTTATGGGTATGACCTTCATATCTTCGGTGGTGTATCTAAGGATGAGAAGAGTCGTGTTAAGAATGATCCTGATTCTGCAAGACCTTATCCTGAGGTTGATGGAACTTACGAGCAAGAGCCTCGGTATATCCCTGAGGAATTTGAAGGACTCTACTGATGACTCTTAAGTGTGACACTAGAATCCTTGACAGCCTCATTAGACAGACTTCTAAAGGTGACAAGGGGGCTGCTATAGGGTACTTCGATGACTCTGGTAAGCATCCCAGAAGCGGTGCTACAGCTTATGAGATTGCTGCTATAAACAATTTTGGTGCTCCTGAGAGTAATATCCCAGAACGTCCCTTCGTAACTGATGGTGCTTTCGAGGGTGAGCTTCCGACATCTGCAAGTATGAAGCGTGGTGTTCGAAAGATTCACAAGGGCGCTAGTACGTATCACAAAGAGATCAGAGAAGCAGCAAAGATTCAAAAGAATTACATAAGCGCTCAATTGGTTCTTGCTCAATTCCAATACGCACGAAATGCTGAAGCGACTGTAGCAAGCAAAGGTTTTAACTCACCAATGTTCGAAACAGGTTGGCTTCAGAAACAAATTGACATCAAATACGACTAAGGAGGTTTAGATGGGTTCTTGGAATCCCAAGTTGCTACCAAGGCGAACCTTTAATGGTCGTAGAGTAAGTCAGACGCTAGATGAATTTAATCTTCCCTCCGAGATTACTGTTGAATTTACAGTTGAACAAGCAAACGCACAGCCAGTCACAGGGCATCACTTAGAAGTTCTTCCAGAAGGCTACAGAGATCGTAAGGTCTATAAGGTGTATACAACTACTCCTGTGTATTCTGCTGAAGAAGGTACAGATCAATTCTCTGATGAGATTGAAGTGTTACCGGGGGAATGGTTCAAGGTTATTAAAGTAGAAGCGTGGCAAGGATATTCTCTGCAATCTCATTACCTAGCATATATGGCGGAGGTTAATGAGCGATGACAATTGTGTATGATCCTACAGATGAGCTTGAGATTGCTGTTTATAAAATCTTCAACAAGTTCTCTGGTCAGATTCTAGAAGATCCTGTGTATCTCATGGATAGCAACTTTGTCCCCCCTGTTGGTCCTTATGTTGTTCTCAAGTTAAATGAGATTACTCCAGTATCGACTAAAACTGGTTGGCAGACATCTATCGTTGACGAAACACTTGAGCAAGTAACTTACAATAACTTTGTTGGAATTGCAAACGTATACACATACGGTTCACGAGCACTCAGCAAAGCACAAAAGATTGCCTTTGCAACCAAGGATAACAATCTAAGGAAACTTCTTGTTGAAAATGGAATTGGTGTAAGTAACACCAGTGGAGTCCGCAATGCTTCTAGAGCAATCAGCGGAACAGAGATGGAAGAACGGGCGCAGTTCTCCATTGCATTCAACTTTGTTCAATCACTTTCTGGGGTTAACTCAGACGGTATTATTGAGCATATCAATACTGAGGGTGATCTTACGGATCACAAGGGAAATATCATTGAAGAGATCTTCCCTTCTGCATCTGACCCGAATCCTCTCCCCTAAGATATTAAAGTTAGCTAACACAAATTTAGGAGAAACTTAATGGCTAGTGTTTTCACTATTGAGGACATTGTTGACGTAAATATTACGCTCGGTGATCGTCCCATTGCCCAAAGCAACTTCAGCACTCCACTGATTCTATCCGCAGATGCTCCTTTTGCACCTGATCGTATTCTTACGGTTACTGGTGTTGAAGATATGGTTTCAGCAGGGTATGCCGATGGTGATGCTGCTTATGAAATGGTTGCTCTAATTTTCGGAGGTGATAATCCGCCTCGTGAAGCAATCATTGGTAACGTGGACGTAACTGGATCTAGCGAGACTTACATTGAAGCTCTTGCGGCTATCGAAGCTGAGACTACTGATTGGTTCTTTATTCTCGCAGATACTCATACAGAAGCTGAACAAGAAGCTCTGGCACAATACGCCGAAGCAGAACGCAAGATGTATATTACGTCTTCTTCCTCTGCTGATATTCCTGATGGCACTGCTGGAAATCTTCTGGAAACGTTTAAAGATCTTCAGTATGACAATACTCTGCTTTGGCCTCACGCTGATGCTGATACTGTTTATCCTGAAGGTGCTATTGTAGGCGCTATGGCTGGTCTTCGCGAGGGTAGCTCTACTCTGCACGGTAAGACCCTAAGTGGCGTCCCGACAAATAAATGGACACGTACTCAGGCGAACTACATCCAAGACAACAACGGTTTCCAATATGTAAACATTGGTGGTGTAGGATTTGCTCTTGATGGCAAGATGGTCAGCGGTCGTTTCTTCGATGTTACTAGGGGCGCTTTGTGGCTCGAAGCACGGCTCGAAGAAGATTTGTTCGGCTTGCTGAAGCGCCAATCTGATCTTGGTCGTAAGATTTCTTACGATGCTGTTGGCCTTGCTGTTATCGAAGGTGTTATTTATGAGCGCCTGAGTCTTGCTGTAGCACGTAATTTCCTTGCTGCTGATCCAGCACCGACTGTCATTATGCCTAACCTTGCTAACATTCCTGACAATGATAAGGCTAATCGAGAACTCAATGAAGTTCAATTTGAAGCTGTCCTTGCTGGTGCTGTGCATTACTTGCAGCCAGTGAGGGGGTATCTGAAACTTTCTTAATTCGGGAATAACTAGGAGTACATCATGGCCGCAGGCGGTTTGTTCCTTGGGACATATGATCCCCAACAAGTAATTGTCACAATTGATGACCTACCAATTCTGGGTTTTCAAGATGGTGATGCCATTACTGTAGAACGTAATGAAGACTTCACTAATGAAACCATTGGTATCAAAGGTGACGTATCTCGTGCAATCAATCGAAATGCAACAGGCACACTAACGATTTCTCTACAGCATAACAGCCCAAGCGTTGCTCAGATTGAAGCAATGGCTCACCAAGACTATCCCCCGGTTGTTCGGGTGGCAGTCCGTGATCCTTCTTCTGCTGAAGCGTTTAGCTCAAGTTATGCTTGGCTCAAGACTGACGCATCACATTCTTTTGGTGATGAAGTTGGTACTCGTGAGTATACGTTCTTCTTGTACAGTGTTCGCGCTGGTCAATACATTGAGAACTTTGCAGAGAACCTTGCGTTCTCTCTGGCTAATAACGCTCTCTAAGAATAACTAAGGGGAGCTTCGGCTCTCCTTTTTTATCTCTGAATAAAGTTATTGTATGTCCTAAGGTGTGTAGTAATCCTCACAAGGAGTCTTAAATGACAGAACAAAACAATAGTCCTCTTCCTAATGGCACTAGGGTAGAGGTTAAAGGTCGCAATGTGTATATCCCTGAGTGGAATATGCAAAAGCAGATCAACAATGCTAAATATGTAATGCCTCTTGTGGCAGAACCTTTGGCTAACGCTGCTGCTATGAGTGGTGAAGAAGATACTACAGAAGGCGAATATGCCGCTGCTGTTATCCACGGTGTTGTCAAAAGTCTTGGTGCAGCAGATTTGAAGACAACCATTCCATTGCTTCTCGAAGGTGTTGTTGTTGAAAATGACAACGGTGTTCCTCAGATGGTTACACTGAAAAGTCTTGAGGAAGTCTATGGGATGAACTTCGCACACGTTCTCAAGATTTGTGCAGAGGTGATCAAGGTTAATGTTGGCCCTTTATTCGAAGACGGTTTACAAGGGTTTCTGACGGGAATGTAGATCGTCAAACGAGACGCATGAAGAAACTCTATGAAGCAATCGACAGAGATACTTCATTAGAGCAAATGGAACTTCTTGTGTTCAGACCCGTCTTTGCTGAACATAGTTCTGTGACATTGACAGATTTGCTTAATAGTACGTTAGAGTTCACTTTAAAGGTGAATGAATTTCTTGATATTAAAGAGTCGATTGAAGAGGAGCATTCGAAAGAAATGGAAGCTGCTCAGAAGAAAAATATGCCGAGAGGAGGTCGCTAATGGCTGAATCGGATAGAGTGGCGGGGATATACTCAGAGGTACAATATAGGTTTGATCCAAAGAGTATAAAGACGCTACGGAAGTTCAAAAGGGATTTAATGGAAGTCAAAGATAACATACGTGCTATCAAAAGACTTTCTAAAGGTAATGTTAAACTAGGCTTTAGTACAAAGCAAGCCAAAGTATCTCAACAGGTTCAACGGGCTACTGAGAAGACCGCTAAAGCATCTTCAGATGAAGTTGAAAGGTCAGCAAAAGTCTGGCGAATGAAAGAGAAGATTCTCAAGAACCAAGCAAGGGAAGCAAGGTTGCAAAAGAGGTCTTCACAGATTGCTGAGAATTCTCAGAAGAAACAGCTTGCGATGGAATCGAAGATTGCCGCACAAAGGGCTAAGGTAGCTCGTATGGGTGGTATAGGGATGCAGCGAGGGAAGATCACACCAGCATCTCTAGGACGTATCAGAAACGCTCAGGAGAGGCTCAACAGGGCTTATCGTGACGGTAGTATTTCTGTGAGTCAATTCAATACTCAGTCTCAGAGATTGACAGGGATTCTTCAGAGGCAGACTAGGACGGTCCAAAGAAGTCGTATGAGTTTTGAACAACTCCGGACGGCTGTGGCAAGCGCCACGGGTGCTTATAGTGCTTTTGCTGGTGCTGCTGGTGTTAAGCAGATTGGTGGTGCTTTTGAAGATGCTGCTATTATGATGGAAACCGCAATGGGTGCAGAGCAAGCCGCAAGCACTCTCCAGTTTCTAACCGAACAGTCTCAGCGGTTGGGTATTGGTGTTACTGAAACAGCAAAGGGTTTTGCTAGGTATGCCATTGCAGCTAAAGAGATGGGCTTTACTAACGAACAAATGCGTGAGCAGTTCCTTGGTATAGCAGAGAGCGCTACGGTGATGGGTCTTCGGCAGGAAGAAATCACCGGCGTGATTCGAAGTTTTGAGCAAATGGCTTCGAAAGGGCAGATCATGTCGGAAGAATTGGATTTTCGATTCGCTGCATAGAAATATGTAGAAAAACAAAGTCAGTGAATTGCGGGAACACCCTAAGAGCTTGACAGACCACAACGGAATACGTAGAGTATAAACGTGACGGTTCTAAAAACTTGTCAAGATTGGGCGATCCGCAGCCAAGCTAAAAATTATCTCCAAATTCTAGTAGGAGGAAAAATGTTTAAGATATATTCAGAAGATTTACCGTTTGAAGTAAGTAACAGTGGTGTGGTGAGAAATAAAATCACTAAGCGTGTGTATAATCAGAATCTGGTAAAAGGTTATTACAGGGTTTGCACAACCATGCGGAACAAAACCCGTATCGGGAAGATGGTGCATAGGATGGTGGCTGAACTTTTCGTGCCGGGAATGCGCACTGGATTCCAAGTCAATCACAAGGACGGTGATAAGTTGAACAACAATGCCGATAACCTTGAGTGGTGTACATCACAAGCCAACAGGGCACATGCGTTTGATACAGGTTTACAAGCCGGTGTTTCTGGGGAAGCAAACGGTAGAAGTAAAACAACAGAATTAGACGTGAGACGTGTTTGTGAATTGTTACAAGACGGGTATAGACACAAGGACGCTGCAGACGAAGTTGGAATTTCAAGGGACGTTGCTAGAGATATAAAGAAAGGCATCTCATGGAGAAGTGTTTCAGAAGAATATGATTTTTCAGTTCTGTGGGAACTGGGTTTTTCTTCAGCAACAGCAAAGTGGATATGCCACAAACTTGAAGATGGAATGACGCCCATTGAGATACAAAAGATCTGCACCAGTGCTCGTGTATCTATTGAAAAGATCAAGAAAATACGTGATAAAGAAGCTTATGTGAATATATCTAAACATTTTAATTTTTAGAAGGTTCAGAGACTATCCCTTCGGGGAGTACACCAGAAGCGATTGCTGGTGGAAGTGCTGACCCCCTAAACAGGTAATGCTGTAGGGGAAGATATAGTCCGATCTGTGGGGAAACCTACAGGAGTTCATCAGAGAACCGGGGGCGGTGTAGCGACCGCCCTTGAACATATTGGAAACTGCAATTGGGCGACCGTTAACACTAGCGGCTTTGTATGGTAACGTACATTGAAAAATCTCTCTAATTCAGGGGAAGTCTTATCGGGTAATGCTGAAGATAATCCTGAGCCAAGCCTAAGAACACTTAGGAAGGTGCAACGATCATTACGTAGGCCCAAGTGGGTCGAAACGGGAGAGAACCATTTGGTTCGTGATATGATCTGATCTCTATGGAAACATAGAGCAGCCGTAAGGCGGCACAAGCGTGACGAACTTGTGTGAACATAAATGATGCCCGGTGTTCTTCAGATGGCTGCAAAGTCTATGAAGATGACCACAGAAGAATTCCTAGCTGCCATGGAGGCTGGACAGGTAAAAGCTGAGGAATTCCTACCAGTGTTTACAAAAGCACTGAGGGAAATGGCTGCACCCGGACTTGACAAAGCATTCCAAAGCATGAATGTGGCCTTTAAGAAAATGACCCAAAACGCCAAACTATTCGTAAAAGCATTATTCGAGAGTGGTATTGGCGATCTTTTCACAAGCATATTCAATACACTCTCGAACGTATTCCAGATAATGTCTCCGGTAATCTCATTACTCGGCGGATTAATCACGGCTGTACTCAAGCCAATCTTTTACGTTCTTGAAGCAATCACAGATGCCATTGCTTATCTGGTAAATGCTCTGGATGATGCCCTCGGCGGTAAGCTGAATGAGTATATGGCCATGATTGGTCAGATTGGTGGCTTCCTGCTGTCGATCTTTGGCAAGCTTGCATCTGCTATTGGATGGGTTGTGAAAGGCATTGGTAAACTCTTTAGGATGCTCCCAAGCGTTCGCTTTGCAGGCTCTATGAGCAAAGCAGAGGGTGCTGGTGGAATGCTGGCTAGAGCATCTCAGACTGTTTCTGGGGCTGCTTCTAAGGCCGGACAAGTGGGTTCTAAAGCACTCAACAGCACAGCCTACAGAACGACAGCGGCTGGTGTCGGTGCTTCAGAGCTTTACCAGCAAAAAGTAGCCGTAGAGTTCACAGGCGAAGCCCGAGATAACCTACGACAAAACAAGAGAGAATCTACAGTAAGAACCATTAACACAAATTCGAGGCCGTAACAATGGCAAGACCAGTATCATTCATAGCAGGTGGTAGAACACCATCGAGCAATGTTGGGCCACAACAGCCCTTCATTGAATTTGATAGTACAGTGGAGCTTGTTACGGATTTCTCGGGTAATGTTTCTACGCATCCCGTAGAGAAAGGCTCCCGAGTCACCGATCACTTCACAAGAGAGAATCCGGTGTTCACCATGAGGGGTGTTACAAGCAACGCTCAAATTCTCGGGGTTGATGAAGCTAATGTCACAGGCAATACAGGCAAGCGTACAAAGAATACGTACGATGCTCTCAAAGCGATGTACCTGAATGCTGCCTTGTTCACCCTTGTGGCTGATCTTGATTCATACCCGAATTGTATCATCAAGAACTTTGGTTTTACTCAGAATGCACAGCAGGCAGAGTCTATTCATGTAGACCTTGAGATTGAGCAATTGAGAATCGTAACGAGCGCTCGTGCTGTTGCTCTTGTGCCTGTTGCCGCTGAGTTTGCTGATGATAGTGCTTCTAATACAAACCGTGGAGTAACTTCGGGTTCTGAAGTAGGTGAAGAAGAATTGCCTTTGATATTCAGGAGAGATTAGTATGGCTATATTTTTAGATGGTTCTGACTCTGCTGATTCATTCTACACAACCAACTTGGAAGGTCAAGCGTATGAGCTAAGGTTTCGTTGGAATTCCCGAAGCAAATCTTGGTTCATGTATATTGGTGTTTCTGGCCAAGACTACTCTATCAAGACTCGTTTAGTAAATGGAAGAAACCTTTTGAAACCTTACACGTCTGTTGAAGGTGTTCCTCCGGGTTCTTTGTATCTCATAGATATGGAAAAGGTGTACGGAAGACCCTCACGAGATGACTTTGGTATTAACAAGAGGTTTCGACTGGTTTACTACAGATCAACTGAAGCTGATCCCTTTGAGGAGGCATAATGTTTCGCAGACGTTACCAAATGGTTATTGGGAGAGCTTATGCACAGCAATCGACAAACGCTGCTATCCCTTTGCTTCCTCAGACGGGCACCGTTCAGGAGCAAAGACTTGATAGAACCTACTACAATGCTTCAGTTAAAAGTGTGTGGCGACAGAAGACTCGCGAAGAAATTCAAGCAGAACAAGATGCTATCTTAGAAAACTTCATTGGTCTGAAGGGGGAATATTTAAACCTCATCTATGATGATGCAGACAACCTTGATTCTCTCGCGGGATTCCTTGATAACAACAATATTATTATTGAAGATCACCATGTTGAGTTTGATGTAGAAAAAGTAGGCGCTAACTCTTCTGAAGGTAATGAGGGTGAGATCATCTTGTTCAACCTTGCAGATGAAACAGCTTTACTTTTACAAGCAATCGCAACAACAATGAATTTTGTAGAGTTCTCTGCTGGATATGAAGATGAACCTCTGCGTGTTATCTTGCGAGGTAACATTAAATCAGCAGAAGATAAGTTTGATGGTATTGATAGGCGTACTAAAATTGTTGTGACAGACGGTGGTGAGTTTGCTCAGAACCAAATGACCACAAAGGTGTACCCCAAAGGTACTCCGATAAATGATATTGTGCAAGAGATGATCGAAGACCTTGCGCTACCCAAAGGTAATATTATTCAACTCGGTGGTTTTGGTAATCTAAAGAAACCTTTGATT